CTATGTATTACAAAATCAAATGCACTGGATGCCGGAGTCTGTACCACTACACACAGACGTTAAAGACTGGCAAGAGCTTTCAAAGACTGAGAAGAATCTACTGACACAAATCTTTAGATTGTTTACTCAGTCTGATGTTGATGTTGGTTCAGGATATGCTCATAGATATATTCCTTTGTTTGGAAATAAAGCAGAAGCGTTACAGATGATGATGGCTTTTGGTAATATGGAATCAATCCACCAACAAGCCTATAGTTTATTACTTGATACTGTTGGTATGCCCGAGATAGAGTACAAAGCTTTTGCAGAATACAAAGAAATGTCTGACAAACATGAATACATTAGTGGTATTAAAACAACTAAAAGCGATAAGTATAGCATTGCAAAAACTTTAGCAGTCTATTCAGCCTTTACAGAGGGCTTACAACTCTTCTCAAGCTTTGCAATCCTACTGAACTTTCCACGCTTTGGACGTATGAAAGGCATGGGTCAGATTGTTACCTATTCTATTCGTGATGAATCATTACATGTTGAAGCAATGACCAAACTTTTTAGAGAGTTTATAAAAGAAAACAGAGAGATATGGACAGATGATTTTAAGAAAGAACTGTATGACATTTGTCGTGAGATGGTTAAGCTTGAAGATAAGTTTCTTGACTTAGTTTTTGACATGGGTGACATACAAGGATTAACCAAAAAAGATATGTATGCTTATAATAGATACATAGCTGATAGAAGATTATTACAGTTAGGATTAAAAACAAACTTTGACCAACGTGAAAACCCTTTACCTTGGTTAGATGAAGTCATGGGAGTAGAGCATCAGAACTTCTTTGAAGGTAGAGCTACTACTTATATGAAAGCTGGTCTACGTGGTAGACATGATAACATACTGTTTTTTGACACAAGCGGAGAAGAATAATGTCTAAAAGAAAGGATGGCAATATCATAAGTTTTAAATTGGTTATTGACCAAAACAATAATTTAATAACTGAAATCAGTCAGTTTCCTGAAGAAAAAATAAATGATATATTTATTAATGGTGATAGAGAGCTTATCAGAAGTGCTCTAAAATTTGCAAAAGAAAAACTAGAACCATTACATGGACAAATTCAAAGACATTTAAATTCATTGGGGTAGCACTACACTACCCCTTTAAAAGTCTATTTAGATATTTTAATCTTTATAGGTTTCTTCTCTTCAGGAATAACTCTTTCCATTTCTACAGAAAGTAATCCATTCTTTAGTGTTGCCTTTTTGATTTCAATATCCTCGGCTAGATTAAAACTTCTTTTGAAAGAACGTTGAGCTAGTCCTTGATGAATAACACCATCAACTTTCTCTTCTGATTTCTCATAAGAGATTGTCAAGGTTCTTTCTTCAAGAACAATATCAATGTCCTTGTCAGTAAGTCCTGCCATAGCCATTTCAATTGTATAAGTTTCTCCATCCTTGATAAGATTATAGGGTGGATATTGTGGTACTGATTTACCACGAGACTGTGTCTTTAACATCTCATTGAAGAGTCTGTCAAATCCCACATAGGTTGGTGTGAATAGACCGTTAAGGTCCAATATATTTCTGCTCATAATATACTCCTTTTAATAAGCAAGTTTATAATGCCCATAGAACGCTGTGTAAGCCATTCTAAGAACGTTTCTAATACTACCCTATATGAGGATAGTAATTAAAAAATCAAGTGTGTATTAGTCGTCTTTGTCAGGAGAATTAGAAGCTCCAAAATAAAAACTAATAACAGCAGATGCTAATCCCCCAAGATAACCAAGCACCAAAGACACGATAGTATCCGAGTTAGCGTCTGGTGGTTGAATAGTTACTAAAAATATGTAACCAAAAAAACCAACAAGAGTTACGGTTCCTAATATTTTAGGTGTCCAGTCTTTGCTAAATTTCTTTCTTGCATCTTGTTTGTCGTCTACTTCTAAAGCAAACACATCTACTTCTAATTCTTTCATCTGAACTTTAAAATCGTTCTCAGCCATTTTAAGTTCAGCCATTTGTTCAGATGTCAGGTTGTTCATTGCTTGTTCTAAAGACTTAGGATTATTAGGTACACCTAAGATAGAACTTAATATCTGCCCAGCTTGTCCACCTATTGGACCGCCTAAAGCTGCACCAAGTGTAGGTGCTAAACTTCCAAGTATGTTTTTTAATTTATTCATAATTATTCTACCGTTAAAGTTCCTTCTAATAAATCGTTTACTGCATATAATAAATAATCCGGTGCTTCCACTGGAATTATTGTATCTTCATTCCATGCAATCATAAAAGCTTCAATAAGATTTTCATACAAAGGTCTAAACTCTTCACGCTTTATCCAAGCAAGACCTGACTTTGTTCTAGCTTTACAGTCTATTCTGTATGCTACATCTAATTGTTTCTCTGTATATAATAACATTAGATTTGTTCCAGTACCATAGCTTGTAGCTCTTTACTACGTCTACCCACTTGTTTAAACCACCTGCTGTCTTCCATTTGCCTAGCCATTTCTTTCCAGTCATGGTTTTGACAGGCTTCTATCATCTTGCGAAACATTGAAAGCCTTGAACCACCTAGATTAAAACACATATTTACTACAACTCTTTGGATAGTTTCCGGTAAGTTTTGAAACACATGGTCGCCACCAATAACATGAATAGCTTCATGATAATGCTTATCAAAGTCTTCATCAAAGTACATGTCAACAACTTCTTGTTTAACAGGTGTACCAACTTCCCAAGTGTATTCAGGGTCGCTAGGCTGACACAGGTGTCCAACACCAAGAGTTTTATAGCCTAGACTATCTTCATAGATTGCTAAGACTTCACCTTCGTGTCTCTTTATTTCAGCTTTACAAAGTTCCCTGTTCATAGATTCTCTAAAGGATATAAGTGTCTAGCTTCTTCAGGTGTAAAGAAAAAGTCTTTTCCTGATTCAAGAGGTATTTTATTTTTTAACTTTCTAGTTCTTTCTTCTATCTTTTTATAGATTAATTCTTCTGCTTGTTCAGCATTCTCTACACTATTACGTATATCAAAACCTGCTTTGTTATTTAATCTATCCAACATAGATTCTAATGGAGCTTGTGCACCTTGAATACCTTCTTTTACTTGTAGAGCTATTCTTCGTGACATTTTATCGCCAAGTCTATAACTTAATAGACCATGATTAACAGCATTAAAAGCATCTCCTGTCTTAGAAAAATTATAAGAACCATCTTCGTTTTCAATTATTCTTTCTTGCGGATGAACCAAACCTTTATCAACAGCTTTATTAACTATCTTTGCTGCATCAGTAAAATTACTTTCTATTTGTTCTTGTGTTACACCTAATAGTTTTGCACCTACATTAAATAAACTGCCTTGTCCATAAGCAACGTAAGCTGGTCCACCTGCTTGTTTCTGTTCTCTTTCAAGTTCTTCCATGGGCATAACCCCTTGAGTTAATGCAGATGCACCTTCTACAGATTCCATCATAGCAAGTTTTTCAACCTCTTTAGCTAACGGTGTAAAGACATCCATTTCTCCACCCCATGCAAATCCTTCTCTTAAATAAGGTTCGCCTGTATATGGATTTTCTCTTTCAGCTGGATTTTCAGTTACATCTGAAACTGGATAGTTTGGGTCAATAGCTACGCCACCAAATTTTTTCTGTGTTCTTTCCCTTACTTGTTCTCTTTTAGCCCTAGCAATTCTTTCAGCATTTTCAAGAGTTGCATAAAGTTCATTTAATTGTTTTTCAATTTCTTCTTTCTTTTCAGGGCTTTTGTTTTGTTCATATTCTCTATATAATCTATATGCTTGTGCTCTTACGGTATTATACATACGTTTTAATTGAGCATCTTCTAAGCCTAATAATTTAGTAAATTGTACAGGCTCTAATTTGAAACCAAACGAACTCATTATTGCTTCAAATGGTGAATAGTCTGAGGCATATGCTTTTTTACCACTATATTCTCTAGACTGAAAAGCTTCTCTTATTTTTCTTGAACTATATGATTCAAACTTCTCTGGTAAAATATAAGGAGCAGGTACGTTAGGAAGCAGTCTACTTAAAACATGTTGCATTTTTACTTTAGCATCATTTCCTAATCCCAATCCTTTTATTTTTTCTTGAGTAAAAGGGTCAATACCGTACATCATTGGTGCTAATACTTCCCCAGCTATACCAAAGTTAGGCTGCAAAGCACCGGGAGAAGTTAAATATTTTGTTTCGCCTGTAATACTTTTTGAAAACGGAACAGGAATAGGTAGTGGAATTCCTTTTTCACCCATTGAGAAAACATCACCACCAGGAATAAATCTTGTTACGTCAACATACAATGGAGCAGTTTCATCTCTTCCTGCTGTGAAAGGAGTTTTAATTGTTGTTCTAGGCATGAAAGGTAAACCATACATTCTTTCTTTTAGTCTATCAGGCATTACCATTCTTTCAACTTCTTCGTCACCAGTACCATAAGCTTGACCTAGTTCGTTTAATGTATAGCCTAACGCTGCCCACTTAGCAAACTTCCAAGGCTTTTTAGCTGCGGTTTCTGCTAACAGAGGAACAACTCTATAGGAATAACTAATAAATGGAGTAGCTGTATTCTTTAAAAAGTTAATAGCTGGTGCATTAATGTCATAATCAATAAACCATTTCTTAGCGTCTCCTGCTGCATCAGTTCTAGAGTATCCTTTAGCTAACCTATCCATATATAAAGCCATACGAAAGACTTGGTCTTCTGCTTGATACCAATCTTCCATTTTCTTAAATGTGTTATTATAAAGTTTTTTAGAGCCTGAAACTAATTTTTTACTATAGTTCATAGAGTTTGTTAGTTCATCTCTTCCCTCAACAACTAAATCATCAATAGCTTTACCTAATGCATTGTTAGTTTCTTTGTTTAATTCTCTTGATAGAATATCAACATCAAGAACACCATCTTCTCTAGCCATCTTATAAATAGTAGCATCCATTCTACCATCTAAGCCTTTTCTTAATTCTTCATATCCTCGTTTTAAATATTTATATTGACCATTAGCATTGTCATACATCATTACGTTTGACATGGTATTATTAACATGAACAGTTGGGTTCCATGCGGTTTTAGATTTTTTCCAAAATCTCATTATGCCTAAATATTTATCTCCCAACAGTTTTGTAAAATCATCTTTAGTTGTAGGAATTAGTTTTGATAAATCATCATAAACTTCTTTTGGTACATAATGTCCTGCTAATTTACCATATTCAAATACTTCATGAGCCTTGTTTTTAAATTTAGTAGACTTAGGTATTTGAACCCAAGCATCTTCTATTAATTCACCTTCATCAACTTTATTTGCAAAAGTAGCAGCATCAACAGCAAACTCACTTTCTGAAATATTTTGGAAAAGCTTATAGGCTGCAAGGTCATTTGTCATTAACCTTCCAGTCTCAGCGATTGCAAAAGAAGCGTTCTCAATTTCTCCCATTGTTTCTCTTTCTTCTTTTGTATAGTCTCTTTTTAATCTAATTTTATTGGTATCTTCTAAAATTAATTTACCATCGTCTGTTGTACCAACTTCTACATATCTTTTCTTATATGCTTTAGATTTTTTATCGTATTGTTTCGGAGTTAAATAGTCAAATATCTTAGCTTCTTCCGGAAGATTATCTACATCATAAACATCAAAACCTTGAGTTCTATATTTCTCAACATTTTTTAAGTAATGTTTTCTAGTAATATTGATTGGCTTTGGACCTCTAGGTCTTAGTTCATCTCCAATAATCTTAAACTGTCTTGCTGCTTTAATAAATTCAGGACCAGCTGCTTGACCTGACATCTTCTTATCATAACTTCTATGTAGATAAGTTTCTGCATTTTTTCTAAATACTTTAGGGTCTAATAAACCTACACGAACAAGCTCTTCTCCAGTATTTCTAATGAGCTGTCTTGTTGAGTCCTTTAATGGTTTTAATTCAGGCAAGTCGTCCATAACTCCATGAAGCATTGCATAGAAAACTTTTTGTTCTTCATCAGTTAAACCAGCATCAGTCGCCCTCACAATATCTACAAACTGTGAACGTAAACTATTTACTTCTGCTAGTGTTCCCTTTTTAAGTTTTATATAAGCATCGTCTAAACCATAATTATCTATAAAACCTTTAGAAATTATTTGTCCTAAATTATCAGTATCATTTATTGGAATTCTTTTTAGTCCTTTTACACCAAGAACACCGCCCAATCCCATAGCTAATGCTGCTCCAAACTTTTGTAATTCAGAAGCTTCAGGGTCATCAAGAGCACTGTAGCCTCCAGAAGCTGCTGCAACGCCTACTAAGCCAGAACCCCAGTTATTAACCATAACATCCCAAACTTTTTCTCCTACTATATTTTCGTAGTTTTTTCTTAAGTTTAATCCGCTTACAGATTTTGATAAAGAGCTTTCTCTTTCTTTCATTAACTCTTCTACTACTAAATCTTGGGCTTTTTTAGTTTCTTCTGGACTTAAAAGGTTTCCTTGTTTAGCTTGTTGTACCAAATCTTCACCAGCCATTTGTTGTTTTTGTGCACTATTAGGGATTGCTGGAGATTTGCCAGTAGCTTTTCTATAAATGTTTGCTACTTTAGATGCTCCATAAGCTAGAGTACCCCCAAAAGCTGCACCAGCTAAAACTCCTTCTGCTCTTGTTGGGTCGTCTTCTCCATAATAACCAACGCCACTCCAAGCAGCTCCACCTAAAGCACCCTTACGAACACTCTGCCCTAACGACATTCCATAGTTAACGCCTTTTTGTATGCTCTTTGCTTTTCTTCCCCATCCAAGAATAGGAACCCAACCAACCGGGTCTAAGAACATTGTTGTTCCCATATAGGCTGCCAAGGCTTTTGAGCCATATTGTGGATTGTCAAAGATAGCTTTTAGTTTTGTATCTTTTTCTTGTAGCTTTTCTAATAGCTGTTCATTATTTGTTATTTGACCATAGATTTGCTGTATTCCACGAATAGAATCATCAGCACCACGAGCTGCTGCATAACGTAAAGCTTCTTCTTCAGAAATAAAGTCTTCGTTAAATTTTTTTGGTTGGTCTGTTAATTGTGAAGGCTGATTATAATCTGTATAACCAGTATCATTTTTGGTTAGAATAGGCATTTATACTCCTATGTATAAGTTCCTGATTGAACAGCGTTTATAAGTTTATCTAATTCTCTATCTGAAATATTTTTTTCTGTAGCTCCTTCCCATCTTTTACGTATCATACCACGCACTTTAGCAGGTGAAGCATCTTTACCAGCAGCTCTAATAGTATCATTTATATACCATACAAATAATTGGTCTTGTACTTCAGGAGTAAATAAAGTATCTCCAGTTATTCCAATATCTTCAAAGCCCCCTCTATCTTTAATATCTCTAAGAGTAGCACCTACAAATTGATATTTACCTACCGGTGTATGTATTTCATTTTTTGTACTTTGACCTTTTGACCATTTAGCATAAGGACCATCAAGCTTAACAAAATCTAAAACTTCATCCATAGTACTTTCAGTCGCTTTAAAATCTTTAAATTCATTTCGTTGTGATTGCTTCCAAAGAGCATCAGGATTATTAGAACTTTCAGCCATAGTTAGTTTATTTAATTGACCAACATTATTATTTGAGGTTCTTCCTAATAATGAATTTCTTTCAGACGTAGCGTTACTAATCTTTTGTTGTATTTCTAATTCTTTTCTTTTAAAGTCTGCATCATTTAAAGAATATCTATCTAAAGTTGCTTCAGATTCTAATTCTTCTAATCTTGATTGTGCCCTGTTTAAAAGCCTTACAGATGGACTATCACCTTTTTGATATGGATAAGGTGCAAAGCTAGTATTTTTCCCTAATAAAATATTTTCATTTTCTTTTTTAAGTCCCTTTATTTGGTCTTGTAACTCATCTATATTTTTTTGACTTAACTGTATTTGATTTTCAGGATTATCGTATTGATTTCTAGGAGTAAAAGGTCTAATTCTGTAGCCTTTGTTTACCATATCTTGTAGTTTATCAATCTTACGCTGGTTTTCTTTTGCCTTCCAATCTAAATCTAAACCACCTTGCTGCCTTAACATTTTGTTTACTTTTCTAAAAGTAAATGTTTCGTCTTTAACATTCCAGCCAAGTTCAATAGGTCCATCAATGTTATCAAAACCTAAAGCTTCTTGCTCAGCTTCTCCCATAACAAGAGGATTATCTTTATTAAACCAAACCCCAGCTCTATTAACTCTTGAGTAATCTTTGTTCTTAAATTCTTTTTCAAGATTTTCAGCTAGATTAGGATTATCAATCCCTAAACTTTCTTCTATGTAAATTGGTAAGGAAACAACTTGATTATTTTTAGATGAAATTATATTTTTATTTTTACCTTCCATTGATTGTTTGAACAGAGATGTTTCAAACATAGTAGAATTTATATTATAACCTACAGTTTCTTCTGTTGTTGGGTCAATTACTTTTTCTGTCTTATCTTCATAAGTTATTGTACCACCAGCTGCTTTAACTGCTTGATTAGCTAACATATCTCTATATTGTAATTCTGTTAAATATCCTTTCTTTTCTGAAGCACCTTCAATATCAATAACCTGAGTTCCAGTTAAAGGTGAAGATTCTATAGTTGCAAACTTATTAGCAACCTTCCAAGCATTATATGAATCAGTTATTGCTTTTAGATTTTGTGGTAAATAATAATTATTTTTTATAGCTTCTGCACTAGTGTCCTTGTAATTAGAAGGGTCAGAATTTAAAGTTTCAATAATTTCATGTATTTTTTTACCCTGTAGAGCAAGTTCTCTAAAAGCTTTTTGACCTTTGTCAGAATAATTATTAATCCAAGTTGTCATTTTTTCAGGGTCAATTGGAACTTCATCTTCAGACAGCATTTTAGTCACTGGTTTAGTTGTTTGGAATTGCCCATTTTTATCAACATATGTAGTGTATGTTTCTAAAACTCTTCTTTTTATTCCTTGAATATCAACTTCTCTAACATTACTTACTCTATTAATATCGGAACCAACTTCAATATTAGGTACAATTTCTTCTTCAAATTGTTTAGCTAATGCAGGGTCCATAGTATATAAAGTTTTAAACTGGTCTCCTAACATGCCTAATTCTTTATTTGGAATTGTAGAATATACTCTATTTAATATATCAGCCCTTGTTGTATCATAATCTTTTGATATATTTAATCCTTGACCGCTTACTATGTTACCTAGCATATCCCAAGCATTTTGTCTTTCAAGACTTGGTAATTTATTAATTTCATTTGTAAAAAGCTTATCTACATAATCTGCACCAGCATCTTTAGAGATATCAATAGCTTTAGCTGTTTTAAATAATTCTTGTAAGTTTCTTTCGTAATTATCTGTTCTTGACTTTAAAAAATCTTTAGAAGTTGTACCAGTATTATCATTAATAATTCCAACACCGTCTTTTCCTTGAATAGCAAAACTATTAGCAACACTTTGATTATATTGTTTTAATACTTGAGCCTCTGCGTAATTACGAATATTACCACCGTAGTTTTGTTCAATATCTTCTTGGATTCCTAAAAGTTTATTGTATTGTTTAATGCTATTATTTATTTTTTGTTTTTCAGGAATAAAATCATTTGCTAATATTTCTAAATTTTTCTTAGCAATATCATTTTCTTTTTGAACATATGTTTGAAATAAACCAAGTAAACTTGTTGATAAGCTAGGCTTTTGTGATTTTTGAATAGCTTTAACTGTTGGTGTAATATCTTGGGTATATGGATTAGGCATTATCTTTCTCCAATAATGATTTTGATTCTAACTGTTGTTGTGCTGCTTCTACTACTTCGCTAGGTATAGCTTCTAAACCTTTTTGTACTTCACTAGCTAAAGCCATTGAACCTTTACTCATTGATTTATTTCTAATAGATTCTTTTAGTGATTTTTCAATTTCTTTCATTTTATTAAAACCACTACGTTGTCTATCTAAATCTTCTTCATCATGCTCATCTTGGTCTCCATCAAATAAAACATAATCAAGACCAACACGTTCTGCTAAAGCCATAATAATAATAGCAGTAGGCTCAACTAAAAGCATCATTAAGTCGGCATCCCAGTAACCATTAGAATAACCATCAAATAAAATTGTTCTTGTAAGAATATCAATAGGAACACCTTCAGATACAGCATCTGTAATGTCTATAAACATTTCTTTTTCTGTTAAATGTCCTAATAAAAATAGCTGTGCCTGTGTAACATTATTATACTTAGGTGCTTTTTCCCAAGGATATTTTTGAGTAGGGTCATTAGTTAAAGATTGACCGGGTATTGGACCTCTAAAACCCCCTACTGCTTGTACTTCTTTTTTTGATAGTTGTTCCATGTTTTAAAGCTCCTAACTTAATTGAGGCATTGCTATAGTCATACTTGGTTGCATAACTCTTTGACTAAATTGATTCATAAAGTTCATTGGAGTATTACCATATCCTCCAAACATTGTATAACCTTCTAAAGTATTTGGTCCTTTGTAGCCTAATGCAGCATATGTCTGACCAACGCTATTTTGATAATCTTGAACATCGGTATCTGTAGGAAGAGGATTTACTTGTACAGTACCTCCTCCAGTCTGTTCAGGAACATCAGGAGTTAACATAGAACCTACAACTGCTGCTGGTTTTGCCATAGCACCTACATCTTGTCTTAACATTTGACCTTGTAAATCTTTTGGATTTTTCAATAGGTCTGAATATTCTGCTGTAAATTCTCCATTTTTCATATAGTTATTTTTAACAAAAGCATCAGCTTTTCCTACTCTATTATTGTTAAAGTTAGAAAAATATTCTACATCTTCTGTATTAATAACGTCTAATTGTTCAGGAGTTAAAGTATCTTTAAAAACTGATTTAGTTTCTAATTCATAAATTTTAAATGGATTATCTTTAAATGCTGATGTACTGTTAAGTTTTTCTAAACTTGTTGGAGTTACTTCTTTAAAACCTACAGGAACATCAATTATTTCTCTATCCGGATATAATTCTTTTAAAGTTTTTGTTGGCACTTCTTGTGGAGTTTCAATAATATTTAAATCTTTATCCAATAGTCCTTTTTCTTGAAAAGAACTTTCAACCTTTTCTCCAAAACTAGCTTCAGGTTTTACAGAAATTTCTCCTTTAATTGGTTTATCCATATCAATTGGACTTACTACATCTGTTGCTGCTTCTGAATATCCCATATCTAATTGAGATGCTTGAGATGACACATCTGTTAAACCCTCAACTGCTTTAGCGTTATCACCAATAGCGGTTTCAAAACCTGCTTGGTCCATAGAAGTTTCTAAGCCAAACATCTGTCTTGTCTTATCTAATTTATTACTAACCCAATTAGAAAATTCTCCAGCTTTACCACCAGTCAGAGTATTTACAGTATTACCAACAAACTCAGAAACACTTCCAAAAACTTCTCCTGTTTTAGCTCCAACTCTAGCTACGCCTTGAATAACTTTACCAAGTGGTCCAAAAATAGTTCCTGAAAAAGGAGCTGCTGCACCAGCACCAACACCAGCCCACGCCCCAAAGGACGTCAGAGCACTTCCTATTCCCGGCAGCATTAAACTTAAAGCTAAAGTACCTATAGGTCCAAGCTTTCCAAAAAATTCTCCAACTCCTTTTAAACCTCTTTTAAGTTCTTTACCAATAGGAGATAAAACTTTTTTAATTCCTGTAAATACTTTTTTGAAAAATTTTTTAATCATTTTTAACCCATATCCATTTTAATTATTTTTTCTAGGTTTGTTAACCATGAATCTTGTTTGTAAGCAGCACCATCACCACCTTGCATACCAGCTACAGCAATATTTGTTTTTCTATTTTCAGCATTTTCAGAAGCTTTAAATATATAATCAAACTCATCTCTAAGTTCTTGCCAAAGTTGAGCCTGTGCTGCTTGAGACATTGCAAAAGTATTTTGAGCATTCTGCATATTAATTTGATTCTGTACTGCTGTGTCTGCTTTAGTAATATCTCTTCTCCATTGTACATTAGATTGTTCAATTACTAAACTATTTTGAGCATTAAATTGCTGTCTTGCAAAATCTTGTTGAGCATTAAACTGTGCAGTTTGTGCTGCAAGTTGAGCATTAAATCTATCAACTTCTGTTTGTGTTTGAAACTGCTGAGCAAATGCTTGGTTCTGTTGAGTAGCATTAAATTGTTTCATTGCATCCATACGTTGTGCATTATTTAATTCTATGTTTGTTGCTAACTGAGCCATAAACTGATTAACTTGGTTTTGACTAGTAGCATTAAATTGTGTTGCAGCATTTTGTGCTGCTTGATTACTTAGCATTCTTTGTTGCTCATACTGAGCTTTTAAAACATTAGCTTGTTGCTGATTGCTAAGATTAGCCATATCCATTTGTAAAAATGCTTGAGCATTAGTAATAGCAAGTTTAGTATTTTGGTCAGCTTCTGCTAAGTTTCTTTGAGCCATTAAAGAAGCTTCTTGTAATGTTGCTTGTTGTTCATTACTAGCTTCAGCTAAACTTACAGTCTGTAAAAATTTACTATTAGATAATGCTACTTGTTGGTCAGCACTAAACTGAGCCATGTTCATTTGGAAAACATTATTAGCATTTTGTAATGCTGTTTGTTGTCTAAACTGAGCATTAGTTATTTCAGCTTGAGCTTCAATAGTTTTTTGTTGAGCAACACTAGCTTGAATAGCTTGAGCATTAGCTTGTGCTAAAGGAACTGCTGAAGTAATAATAGCATTAAACAATGCATCTCTACCAACAGTAGAAGCACTTAAACCTCTTTGGGCTAACATAGCTTCTACTGAGGCAACAGCTGGTCCAGCCCATGTAGGTATTTTACCTTCTTCCATTCCAGCTAATAAACTATCTAACTGGTTGGATACTAGTGCTTCTTCAGGCAAACCTTCAATGATTCCTCTATCTTTTTCGCTTAAATCCATTAAACGAGCTTCAAGAGATTCAGGGTCATTACCAAGCTCTGCTATATCTGCTTGTGTTAAACCAGCATTTGCTAATTGTTTTTTAGCTCTTGTTACTCTTGCTAATGTTGTACCAGCTACTTTAGCAGCTTGAGCTTTTGCTTCAGGACTTATAATGCCTACAACTCTTTCAGTTAAAGCTCCTTCAATTATATCAACTTTTGCACCTTCAATAGGAGCAACATCTGCAACTCCAGCAGCATCTGCTAAAATCTGATTAACCTCTGGAGAAACTTCTCCTTTTGCTGCTGTTATAACTGCTGTCTCTGGAAGAGTTGCAACATCTGCAGGAGATATCCTAGCTGCTTCAAATTTTGCTTCTTCAGGTAAAGTTATAACTTCAGCTGGTTTAGCTTGTGCAATTTCTCTTTTTCTTTCTTCTGTAATTTGTTCTGTGGGTACTGGAGTAATAGGCTCAACAAACATTTCAGGTCTAGCCTGTAGTTCCATACCAGTCATACGAGCTTGGAATTGAGCTTCTGTTTCTCCGGGCTGTCTAGCACCCATTAAAGTTGCTTGGGCTTCTGCTCCTTCAGGTAAACCAACTTGACCTGTTGCTAATTCTTGTGTTCTAAGACCAGCTTCTTGTAATCTTTTTTCTCTTTCTAATTGAGCTTGTGTTACTTGTGTTTCTTTTACTCCACTAAAAGGAGTAGTCTTTGTAGGGTCTGGTGTATATGAATCAGTACCTCCTGTATCTCCTGTACCTCCTGTACCTCCTGTACCTCCTGTACCTCCTGTACCTCCTGTACCTCCTGTACCTCCTGTACCTTCACCTGTGTTACCTGTCCCTTTTTGATTATCTAAAAAATCTTCAATAACTTCACCAGTTTCTCTGTCTATTATATTTCTTGCCATAGTAGTTTCTCTTTCTTGTGCAATTCTTTGAGCTTCTTCAGCTTGTTTAGCTTGTAAAGCTTCAGCAGCTATTCTAGCTTGTTCAGCTCTTTGAGCTTCTTCAGCTCTAGCAGCTTCAGCAGCCCTAGCAGCCTCCGCGGCTCTTCGTTGGTCTGCTGCTCTTGCTGCTTCTACTCGTACTCTTTCAGCTTCTTCAGCCTTACGCTGTGCTGCGAGTCTTGCTTCTTCAGCAGCTCTAGCTCTTTCTTGTTCTTGTCTGGTAGCTTCTGCTATCCTACGAGCTTCTTCAGCTCTTTGTTGTTCTAATCTAGCTTGTTCAATTCTTCTAGCTTCTTCAGCTCTTTGTTGTTCTAACCTAGCTTCTTCAGCTCTTTGCTGTGCTATCCTAGCTTCTTCAGCTCTTTGCTGTGCTATCCTAGCTTCTTCAGCTCTTTGCTGTGCTATCCTAGCTTCTTCAGCTCTTCTCTGTGCATCTATCTCAGCCTGTGTAGGTCCTTGAGGTATTGGTGCCGGAGCAGGTGAAGCAACTGCTTTTGGAGCAGGAGCTGTTTGTTTAGCTACCGGAGTAGCAACCTGTGGTGCTGGTCTAGGAGCCGGTGTAGGTGCCACAACTACTTTTGGTGCCGGTGTTGGTGCAGCCACTGGTTTAGGTGCTGGTGTTGGAGCTGGAGTAGGTATAGGTACTCTTGCTGGATTAGGTATAGCTTTTTTTGTTCTTGGGTCAAAAACCATATCACCTACAGCATAACCAACTCTACCACCCTGACGATAATCTTCTCTTTCAGCCTTAACTCTAGCTCTACGTACAGCTCGTTTCTTAGCTTTTAAAACTTTACTATTGTTATTATGCTTTGGCATTCTTTTTCTTTCTACGAATCAAAGTCTTCAACATCTTTGAAGGTACAGTAGTAATAGATATAACTAAAGTCGAAGCAGGAAACTTCTTAGTCTTTGTATTTTTTTTAGTGTTCATCTATTATTTTACTGTCTTTCAAACAATTTGTCAAGCTTTTCATCAATTTTTGTTATACGTTCCATAAGCATTTCAAAGTCGTCTTTGAGTTCTTGCTTAGTCACGTATTCTCTTGCAAGTTCTTCACGAGTCCTGTTCAGCAGTATACCGATTCGTTGTATCTCGTTGCTGTTCTGTCTAATACTGTAGAGTAGAGGAGCAAGAACAAGTGTTATGAAAACGTTCCAAACGATATAGGCTGAGAGTTCCATGTTATTCTCCGATAGACTGGCTATCTAAAAATGCTTGATAAGCTGCTTTCAGTTCGTCAGTCCATACTGCGTTGCAGATTGCTTGGACTTCAGAAGATTCACCAGTGATATCGTCTAAGCAATTTAAAGTATGTCTGTGAAAAGACCTGTTAAGTTCTACGCCATCTTCTTTAATGACTGTAGCAGTTCTTACCTGTACAAATTTGTAATCGCCTACGATTTCTATTTTATCTTCTATTAGTTCTTTTGTTATTGCCATTTTTATTTTCTCCTTACCTAGAATCCACTAGGTATAAATTTAACTTATGAAATATACACAAAATCCTGAATAATTCGTTGTATTTACTGTGCTATATGATGCATACATATAAACAGCAGATGAACCTGTAGCTACCCATGTAGGAGAACCCCAAACATTTGCTGAAATACTACTAGTACCATAATTACCTGCTGTACCATCATATCCGCCAGAAGGAACTGCGAATGGTAAATTATTTATCAATGACCAACTACTTGCATAACCAGCAGCACTATAATTTATACTAAAATAAGCATGTACCATTGAACCAATTTTTACATACTTTCCTGATGTAGAACTGACAGATTGTGTATGTCCATTAACATTAACATTTGGAGTCCAAGTACCTTCCTCGTAATCGTCTAACTGATTTGCAGAAGTTGTACCGCCTAAATGAATACCGCCTGATAAATAAATATCTCTAAATCGTTGAGTGGAATATCCAATA